GTTTCATGGCCATATCGGGAGCAGCCCGATACTTTCAGCCGGCGTTTATCGCTCCCCTCGTGTGAGGATCACGGCGCACCGCTGATGTGGCTGGCATTGCTTTGCCCGCAGCAGAAAAGTACCTGATGATCTGGTATTCAATTTTCAAGGTGCCGGGGATATATTTTTCCCCTCACCCTGTAGGCAGCGAGAGAGGTCAATCCGTAGCCACCTCCTCAAACTTTTTCAAATATTTTTCTATACGAGTGAGTTTTTTGCTGATTGTCGGCCATTTCACTGACTGTATTTTCGCTATTTCGGTAACACTGTAGCCGTCAACAGCAAAGAGAGTAGTAGTCCCCATTTCTTTATGGTACTGCTATCCTTGGCAATATACACATCCCGCTTGCCGGTGTCTTTGTTGTCCCGGACCAGCTTGATTTGATTGTAGGTTTCATCGTCAATCGATCGTTCATAATTGAAATTAAAGAGTGTGCAGTCCGGGCTGATCAGCAGATCGGAAATGGAGGAAGTAATGTTTCGGAGCACGGCCAGACCGTAATCGTCCTTGATATAGTAATACCGCTTGGTGTTTCGCAACGTAAGGTTCAGGCAGTCGGATATGATATCCAGACCGGCCTTATCGTCAAAGGGGGAAATGCCGCCCATGTTGTACCCGGTATCTTCAACGGTTCCGGCCTTCAGGCCGAAATCATTGAAGACCTGCCGGGCACCTTGGGAAGCCGTCTTGTTTTTGAAACTGTAGGTATCCTTAGCCTTCAGGTAACGCAGCTGGTCATAAGCCGTAATTTTCAGCGCGTCGGCGTTGCTAAATCCAGCTTTGAAAACAAAGCCTTTAAAGTACCCATTGCCGTCGTGCTTCAGACTGACCGCATTACCTTCAGTCGGGACAATTGTATTGGGAAGAACATTGAAAGTGCAGATGCCCGCCTGGTTGATGTTATCCGTGAAGCTGACGGAATCGACAACTTCGGAAATATCGTATACGGCGTCGCCAGTTGTGAGCATCATTTCCACGGATATTCCTCCTTTTTACGGAATTGTCAACACCCAGCCGGAGTAGATGAGGCTTGGATTCTTGATTTTGCCTTTATTGGCCGCGACGATTTTGGTGTATTTGGTGCCGGAACCATAGTATTTTTTCGCGATATTCCAGAGACAATCCCCTCTCTTTACGGTGTATGTCCTTGTCTTCGGGGCGCTGCGGGTTGAGCGCACGGGATGTGCCGCCGCTGATGCTTTCGGTACGGCTGACTTTGCGGATTGTACCACAATCTTGACGCGCTTGACGGACGGCTCCCGGTACTCCTTCAGCGCAAGCGTGTAATAATACTCGTTGGTTTCGGCCTGATGCTGCGAAGGCTCGAAGCTCTCAATGCTGCAGAGCAGGTTGATGTCCACGCCGTCGCCGGTGACGATCAGGCGGGCCGGGAGCTGCTTTGCCATCAGACTGTAGATATTGTTTACATATGTTTTCGCCGGCAGCGGCGAGCTGGTCACGCTAAAGGGATAGACATTGTCTGTAAAGATGCTCTTGATGGTGATTTCCTTCAGCTTGACCTTGCCGATCCGGGACACTTCACCGAGATTGACAATGTCATATTGCTTGTTGTCCGCCGTGGCCTTCACAGTGATATCCTCAAGAGGATTCACCGGAAGGAGCACGCCGTTCAGGTAGGTTTTGATCATCCGTACACCACCTCATCCATACCGGACAGGCCGGTTTCCAGCTCACTTTCCGTCTGGTCGTGAATTTGGGATTTGATGGATTCCCAATCTTCGCCTTGCTTCACGTCATTTTGAATGTTGACCTTGCCGGAATAGTTCAGGTAGTAAATATTGGTGTTCTTGTTGGCGCTGGCCTGCAACGCGTCGGCATCCTCCGGGGAAAGCCGCAGGTCATTCATTTCTTCATAGGTCACTGTCTGGTAGGCGTTTAGCCGATCCAGCGCCTGCGCCGTGGCGATATCATTGAGGTACTGGAGGCTCTGGTCGGAAATGTCTACGGCGCTGCCAATCGCACCGACTTTGTCCAGCTTGCCGCCGGTCGGATTCTGGATTCCTTTGCTTCCGGTGTTTTTGCCCGGCGTGCTGCTGACGGGGTGTTTGTAAGCATCGCCGTAATTTAATTGTTTCCCCATATCGGGGGTTGACTGCTGCAGTTTCGACAGCTGATCGGAGAATCCGGTAATTTGGCTCATGGCGTCACCGACCTTGCTGTCAATGCCTTTTCCGACACTATAACCAGTCTTCCACCAGTCGACATAATCCAGCCGCTGTTGTATGTGCATTGAACTGGTATCCATGCGCGGGACCTGTATTTTGGCCTTTCCGGCCACTTGATCCGTCCATCCCTGCAGGTTCCCCTGCCAGCCGGAAACGGCGTCCGCAAGATGGGAACCAAATATTGTATCAATGGCCGACGCGATCCCTTTGAGGATTCCCAACACGGTATCCGCCATCCCGCTGAACAGCCGGATAATGGAACCGATCGGGTCGTCGAATACGTTCTTAAAAAATTCCGCGAAGGTGGCCCAGCCGTTATAGATCACCGCGATTCCGTCAATGATCAGATTGTACATGGCAATTAAATTGTTTCCGATATACGCGACCGCAAGCGCAACCGCGCCGCAGATAAGGCCGGTGGCGGAAATTCCGGCGCCTGTGAAATGGTTAATCGCGCCGACCCCCGCGTAGATGATTACAATGAACAAGATAATTGCCGCGATGATCCAAGTGACCGGGCTGGCAAGCATGGCAACGTTTAATCCTACTTGGGCACCGGTAGCAGTTTGCAATGCCGCTGCTTGAGCAAGTGTGCTTCCAGTATGAATGGCTTTTACGGCTATAGAGAACATTTCGATAAATGTAGAAACTGCCTGTATCCCATTGTAAACTAAGACTGCCGCTGCAAGAATACCGACTGCAACAGCAATCCCAAGGAAAATCGGTCCAAGCCACGACCAGTTGGTTGCAATGAAGTTATAGGTGTTGACCGCAAGGCCGAAGAACCAGGAGAGGATATTTGCCGCGGTGGTCAGGCCTATAGCGATGTTCTGTAACATTGCTGTTCCCTGCGGAGTATTGAGGTAGGCTGTCAAATCCTCAATTTTATGGATAATAACATCTACGGCTTGACCCGGCTGGGAAAGGTAATCCATCAGCTGACTGATGTCGTTGCCCATGACGGTTGTTGCCTGGCTGAAGGTTGTCGGCATCTGCGCAAACTGCTTGTCAAGCGCCGCTGACTGCGCCATGATGCCGCTGACCACCACGTCGGTGGTCAGCTTTCCGTCCTCGGCCATACTGCGCAGCTGCCCTTTGGTGATACCCATGGATTTGGTCATCATTTCCGCGAGAATTGGCGCATTTTCCATGATTGAATTAAATTCGTCGCCGCGCAGGACGCCGGAAGCGAGGCCCTGGGACAGCTGCGTAATGGCACCGGCTGCCTCGGTGGCCGACGCTCCGCTGACCACAAGTCCCTTATTCAGCGTCGCGGCAAACTGTATCGCCTTATCATTGTTCCCCTTGAAATAATCCTGCCGGCCCATTTGGGCGACAAGGTCAGCGGTGGTCTCATACTGGCTCCTGGTGCTGTTGGCGACCGCCAGCACCTTGGCTTCCAGCTGCGCCTGTGTCTGCAGGCCGTCGTTGATCAGGCCAAGCCGGGCGTCGACGCTGATGCGCTCGTCCGCGCGGTCGCCGATCTGCGTGACGCCCTGATACAGCGAGCGTGTCAGCTGCAGGCCCTGGTTGACCACAATAATCGCTCGGCTCAGCGCCCCGAAATTAGTGCTGAGCCGGGAAACGGATCTCGATGCGTTCCCGGTTTCGTTCAGGTCGGCATTGAGCTCGTCCACAGCGTGGGAGGCAAGGTTGATTTCCGTGCGGATTTCCGCAAAGGTCTTTTCGGCGTTCGGCACCTGGGCGGTACGGTTCAGGGTCTCCATTGCGTCGACCATCTTATTCATCGCGCTGATACTTTTGTCAATCGGACGGGAAAATGCATCCTGCAGCTGCAGCATAGACGATATGGTTGCCACTGCCTCACCCCCTTCGGTGCCGCCGCATTTTCGCGGCTTCTTTTTTGTCCTGGCTTACTTTTGCGTCAATCATTGCGCAGACAGCGGCCCGCTCCGCGAACGGGAGGGCCAGAAATTCGCCGGGGAAGCGGTGAAACTTGACCAGCGCATAGTACGCATAGTTTGTTTCCGCGTCCCCAGCCTTTAGGAGTTTTTTATTTCTTCCTTCGCTTCCTCAAACGCTTCTGCGTCGAACCCGTTGATCTCGTTCACGGCCTGCAACAGATTCGCGTGCTCACCGGAAATGAGCATTGCCTGAAGCAGTTCGTCGTCGCTGGTGACGCCATAGCTGGCCTGCAGTTCTGCGTCCTTTAGGTCAGGGAAAACAACGGACGCCGCGATGAGCTTATTAATATACCGCTGATTGTTGAAAGATGAAGTCTGCCGGCCCTTAAAAATACTTTTGGTGGTACAGGCCGCCTTAATCTCACTGTCCAATTTTTCACCGATGGCGCGCAGCTCAAACGGCACCGGATTTCCGGATTCGTCCCGGAACCGGTCGCTTACAATTACCTTTTTGTTTTCCGGCGCGGCAGCGTTTTGCCGCAGAAATGCTGATAAAGACATCGTAAACCTCC